AGCCTTGGTTAGCACTGGTTGTGGCTAAGCCCTTCCCTCACCTAATCCCGACCAATCTAGTCAACAATTCAATTCCCGACCTAATCACTCAACATTCTCTCTGAACCTCAGTGTTTGACTGGGTATATGCCGAGAGGGTATCTCTCTGCGTCGGTGGGTAGCACCTCTACGTATCTGTGTAGTTGCTCACACTCTGCAAGATCGCTCAACAACGCGTCTCACTGGTTGCTCTCAACATCTCGTGCAGGGAGCTCGTTACACTCGGCCCCACTCTCACTCGTAGTTAGAACCGCGCCACCTTGCGAAGCAAGTGGGGTGGAACCCGTAGCGCCGAAGGCTTGCGAAGGGCAAGGGCAGGCTTTCAGTGTTCCGTTAGGAACGCCTGCTGCTCCGCCTCCAGTCTAGTACGTTTCACATTTTTTGTCAAATCTTACTTTTGCCAATCTTTTGACATTTGTTTTGCCTTGACTTTTGTGTATGATTAACTGTATGGGCCGTCGAACCTACACTGCGAAAAAACAAGGTCGTTTAAGTCCGTATCAGTCCTCGGGGTTTTGCTATCACTTGGGGCTGCGTAAGGTGTCTGAGAAGTGGGGCCGATGCTACGACTGTCACGCGTGGCGTCCGAATCGTGAGTGGCAACTTGAGCAAATTCCCGACGACCCTGACCCATTACTGGTGGGCGCGCTCGCCAATAAGAAGATCGCAGAGTTCGAAGCTCGCACAGAACAACGCCGAGCAGAGAAAACTCTTTCACATTTTGGTACAGTGGCTTCGTGAAAGAAGATGAGCCGCGCAAGGACTTAGTTCTTGGAACAACCATTGACATGCCTTCTCACCCCGAGGAGATCCAGTTCAAAGATGTGCGCCAAGCGCGGACCGAGCGTCTTTCTCAGGCCAAGATCATTTCTCGTCTTTCCCCCGAGGACCAGGCCCTCGTCGCGGCCTACGAGCGCAAGCCCAAAAAGCCAATCCTGCGCCGAGCATGAAGCGCATCTCCACCAAACAGCTCATTGCGCTCGAAGCCCAAAAGCGTGAAACATCGAAGGTTCCACGTGAAACATCTGAACCAGTTGCTACACTCACAGAGTCATCTGCTCCCAAGCGCTGATACGACAGCCGCGTCGAAAGGCGCGGTTTTGTCGTTTCTAGGTGTAACATCCGAAACGAACAAAGGAGCCAGATGAAAAACGTCCCCGTCCAAGTGTCTTCAGCAGTCGCAGCGGTGATTGGGTTCATCACCGTTCTTCACCCTGGCTTTCACGTCTCAGCCTCCACTCAGCAGATTGTGGTCGTCGGCGTGATTGCTCTCATCACGGTCCTTCAATCTCTGCACCTGCACGTCAGCGCAAAAGTCGCCCAGATCCTTTCTAACGAACGAAGCGCCTATAACGCTTTGACGGTCAAGACCCCGAGCGTTGCCTCCGCGCAGTCGGTTGTGACTTCCGTTGGTTCCTTGATGAGCGACGTGGTTCTCTCCGACCCGACGACCCCACCGACGACTTCAACAAATCCTGACCTTCATTTGTAGGAGGGTTCTTGCACCCACCCGAAACGCGCGACCTTTACTTTCGCTGCATCAACGCCGGACTGAGTAAACACCAAGCAGCGCAGCAAGCAGGCATCACTCGCAAAACCGGCGACTCGTGGTTAGCACAGCGCACGATTGCCGAGTACGCCAAAGCCGAGACCTACGAAGCCGGACTGAAAACCAAAAACTCCAAAGCGGCCAAAGCCGAAATTGCTCTGACGGGTCCACTGCCTTTAGAGATGGTCTGTGACGAAGCAAAAAAAGCCCTCAAGGACCTGAGGTACTTTCGCCAGCGCTACTTAGGGCGAGTTCCGGTTCCGTGGCAAGAAGACGCCATCTTGAAACTGATGGAACTCAAGGCCACCGAAGAAGAAGAATACGTCGTCGTCAACTGTCCTCCGGGCAGCGGTAAGTCGGCGCTGTTTCTTGATTTCGCTCTGTGGTGCATTGTCAAGGACCGTGGCGTGAGAATCCTGTTCGGTTCAGTCACCCAGACCCAAGCCGACAAGATGCTCTCCGAGGCCAAGAGAATCCTCGAATCCACTAGTCCGATGTTGGCTCGCACCGACATGAAACGCCGTGGTTTAGCACTCGACGCCGAGGGCTGTCTCGCTGTGGACTTCGGAAGATTCAAGCCTCTAGAGCGAGACGTGTGGACCAAATCCGCGCTCATTGTTGAACAGCAGGGCGGAGCATCCATCACCAACAAAGACGCGACCATCCAAGCCTACGGAATGGACACTTCCTACATTGGTTCACGAATTGACATCTCTCTCTGGGATGACTTGGTAGACCCTCGAAAGACTCGAACTGTGGAGTCCAAAGAGGAACTAGAGAACAACTTTCAAGACGTGATGGAAGCTCGCCTTGAGCCGGGTGGACTGTTCGCTCTCGTCGGACAGCGAATCAGCGCTGACGACCTCTACCGTTTCGCGCTGAACATGGAACAGCCAGTCGAAGAATTGGGTGACGACGAAGACCCCGAAGACACCGACGGTCTAGAGATGGTCCCGAAGTATCACCACATCATCTACAAAGCCCACTACGAAGAACTCTGTTCAGAAGGTTCTCACGCCTACAACGCTCCGGCGTGGCCCAACGGCTGTCTGCTCAACCCTAAGAGAATTACGTGGCGCAAAATCCAAGGCTTGATGACAAACCGCGCCGAGAGATTCCAAGTCATCTACCAGCAAGAAGACATCTCCCAAGCCGAAGTCTTAGTCAATCCAGCGTGGGTGTACGGAACCAATCACCACCCGACCTCTTGCATGGACCACGAACGCGACGAATGGCAGATGCCCCGAGGCCCAGACGGAATGGTGATTCCAATTCAGGAATGTACGGTGGCTGGCTCAGTAGACCCGTCAGTCACGAACTATTGGGGGATCAGTTTGTGGCTGCACCACAAGCGAAGTGACAAGCGCTACCTGATTGCTCTACTTCGCAAGAAGATGGAAGCGCCGGAACTGTTGGACTTTGACCTGTTGACCGGCAAGTTCACCGGCATCATGGACGAGTGGCAGACCAGATCAGAGAGTTGTGGGTTCCCGATTCAGCGCTGGATTCTCGAACAGAACGCCGCGCACAAACACTTCCTTCAGACCTCAGCCTTTAAGACGTGGACCAATCTGCACAAAGTCGAAGTCGTCCCTCACACCACCGGAGCGAACAAGGCCGACCCGAACTTCGGCGTGGAAATCCTCGGACCCCTCTACCGCGAGGGCAAAGTACGACTCCCTGGCTTCGGACTCGGCAAGACCAACTCGGTCAAACTGATCTCGGAAGTCACCCACTATCGCGTCGGCGTCATCGGCGGAGGTTTACGATATAGCGACTGCATGATGTCGCAGTGGTTTTTTGAGAATAACCTGCCTAATATACGTTCTAGAGTGCGCGAGGTTCAGGCGGCCACTCGGCCTAGTTGGGTTCAGCCACGACAAAGGATTGCCTGATGTACACACCGCGCCTGCCAATAGACGATCAAGAAGCGGCCCGCGAGATCCTTTCTCACTACAGCGCTCGTCAACTGGCGCGTTCGGGATACATCACGCGCATGGAAAAGATCCGCGATGTCTACAACGGGGACATCCACGTCTATTTGCCCGAACTGAACGAAGATGAAAAGTCCGCCGTCCCGAACTTGATTGCTCAGGGCGTGGACCAATACTCCATGCGAGTTGCTTCGGTTCGCCCGAACCTCTGGTATCCGAGTTTCCGACCGGGCTTCAAGGGCCACGACCAAGACGCCGACGACCGACGAAACGCGAATCTTGGTTGGTGGGAGATGAACAAGTGGGACCTGATGACTCGTCGTCGCGCCCGTCACCTGTCGGCCTACGGTTCAACCTGCGTCAGTCTCTCGCCCGTCTCACTTGACCCGACCGACAAACGAAGAATCCCCCATTGGCGAGTAAGGAATCCGCTGAGCTCGTTCCCCTCGGACATGAGCGAACACACCGGAGTCAACCCCGAGAACTGCATCTTCACCGACCACCGGACCTTCGCGTGGTTACAAGCGACCTACCCCGGCGCAGCCCAAAGAATCTACCGAGGCAAGCGTTGTGACGACTCGACTCTGTTCAAGGTCCTTGAGTACGTAGATGACCGAGAGTTCGTCCTTGTCGTGCTTGGTCAAGACAAGCCCACCGGACGCTCCATGCGAGCCGAGGACCCGAACCTCGTAGGTTTCTCTGACTGCGAAATGTTGATGCGTCTAGAGAACGTCGCTCGAATCTGCCCCGTTGTCTTCGGCGGACGGATCACCCTTGATCGAATTGCCGGACAGTTTGACCAGATGCTCGGTATGTACCTGATGCAATCAAAGTTGATGGCACTTTCCAACATTGCCATTGTGGACAACGTGTTCAATGACCAATGGTTAGTCGGCGCACCGAACGCTATTGGTGGACCGAACATTGAAACCCACGCGGACGGACGAAAA